NCCGATGAAGTTCCGAGGCTCAGCCCGAGTCCGGAAGATGCTGCCAAAACCGTAGATATCGCCGGCATCTTCCGGACTCGGGCTGAGCCTCGGAACTTCATCGGCGATCCCGGTTTTTGCCGCGAGATACGTTCCGATAATTACGATTTTACGCGGAACATTCAGCGCGGCCGGTAGGAATTTTACGTTTTTGGCGCCGGCGCCAACCGCAGCCGCTAAAGAACTCGCTGATAAACCCATCTTTTTATCCTCCGGTTTTCGTGCCGGCCTTGCCGTACGCGTCTGTCTCTAGTTCTACGCTCGTTTCTACAATATTTCCAGCCTCAATTCCAATATAACCCTCAACCGGTTCAGATGTTGAGCACGTCAGGAGCATTGAACCGGTAATTATCGTTACTTTTCCTTGTTTGATAGGCTCGTTTTTCTCCAATTGAGAGACCCATCGGCTAGCTAAGATCCCTTTTTCGAGCCCTAAATCCATGTTCCGAGCGTCCATGAGTACCTGATAAACGTGGTCAAATAGCTCATCCATGGAATCGTCGGCGAGTAAATCCGACTCTTTCATTCCGGCGATCGCAGCCGCGATTTGCGGAGCCGTCGATACGGGATTCTCAATCGTCGCCGTGTCGCCCTGAGCTGCCTTTGCAACCGTCAAATCGAGCCGAAAGGTAACATCGTGCTTGGTCGGTCCGGTGACGCCACCGCCCGATTTAGGGAAGTCTCCACGGCTGTAATAGACCTCTACTAGCCGACTTTGGTCTATTACTTCATCAGCGCCCTTACCGCGCTTTTGCGCGCCTATTACGGTATATTCGCCGCCGCTTTGCTGGGCCAACAGCACCCGCACAGCATCCCGAATCGTGCGAAAAACCATCATTTCGCTACCGCCTCGGTCAAATAAAGTCGGATAAATCCTATGGATTTCCCTTCCTCGGGTGCGCGCTCAATCGCATGGAGCACTTTTGTTGCCGCGGGATCCGGTGTTTCCGGAATCATTATCATCCATTTTTCAGTGGCTAGCGGAATCCGCGCTAGAGAGGTGCGCCGGAGCGTGACGACCGGCTTATGTACGATCATATCCAGCCCGGTTTCTGGGCTTAAAACGGTCGTATCATAAAGAATTTGCCCGCTTAAATCCTGTGTAGCATCGTTCGCCGACTTATCGTATTTGACGCCATCCGGCGAAATTAAAACTACGGGGAGTCCGAAACCATCTGGATCCTCGAGCGAGACGGCGAGGTCGGCTTCCGCTTGCGCGCGGAGATTCACTTGCTGCCGGGCTTGCCACCGCTAGCACTTCCACCGCCTACGGAGGCAGAGCCGCCACTGTGTGGCTTTTTAAGTCCAACCTTTTCTGCTAGCTCATCCGGGAGTTCAGTCCCGGCCACAGATTTCTTCCCACCGTAATACACGGTCTTACCTTTGGGAACCTTCATTTATTCTTCTTTCCGGGCGGTCTTCCTGGCCCGCGTTTCGGCGGTGGGTCCAATTGCGGATCAAATTCAGAATCACTAGTCGTTGAAGGCGAGGGCTCCGGCTTCACCGTCTTTACCCGATCGCCGAGTTCATCAATTCGTTCGGGCGTAACGTGTCCATCTGGTATCGGCTGCCCCGGGTATATCGGATCGCCGGTACCCCATAAAACCCCCGGACCTTGCCAGATGAGTTCCATGAAACTCCTTTCGGTTAGATCAGCGTATTCAGCGTCACGAACGCATCCGTTTGAGTGGTGGCGAAAATCGGCGCCGATTGCGTCCGGAGCGTGACGCGTTTCCAGCCCTCGGGAAGATACGCGTCGAAGTAAAACATCGCCGGATTGATTGCCCTGGCAACATCTGCAACCATCGGCGGCATCGGCGCAAGGCCAGGAGCGAAACCGAAAAGCTGTGAATACAACTGATCCTTCATCGGAATATTCGGGAGCATTTCGGGCGGTCCAAAGTATCGATCGCATCGTGCAGAACTCGCCGCGAAAATCGCTTGGTCAGTCGGCATGTAAAGCGTAGCCGTGCCGCCGGCATTGGTATAGACATTGAGATCGGTGAACAACCAAAACTCATTTCCGGACGGGGTTTCATATCTACCGCGCGGTGAGGCCCCAGCATCAACAAACCGTTGTAGATTAGTTGGTACCGGGATATTGCCAGCCTGGATCAACTGGAAACGTCTGTTGTCGGCCAGTGCTTTCGTTTCGGCGTGATTGATTAGGGCATTTAGAGCCCCTGTACCGATCAATGCGATATCGGCCTTTGCCTTACCGTTCGCTCGAATCAGCGCAGCAGCGGCGTCGAAATCGGCAGACGGAACGCTTGAGGTATTGTCCCATTTGAGGGGAGCCGCCGCGATATGAGCCGCGTTGCGCAAAAAGTCATATAGCAAATTTGCATCGGAGGTGCCGAAGATCGCCGGCATCTTGCCGGTTAGAATCGACTGATAAGCCAGATACTCGAATAGCCGCACGATTCGGCGGATCTGCTCTTGATGACCATTTATCGCAAGGCGCCGCATTCGGTCGAGTCGCGTCTGTGTTTGATACGGATTCTCGCCGGGACCGCGGAATAAAAGCTGATTCCCGTCGATATCGCCTTCCTCCTCGATCAGCGGATAGAGCCGGTTGATATTCGAATATCGCTCTTGAATTATGTTTTTCTGCCCGGTGCCGAGCGAGCGGCCATTCAATCCGCGCGGTACCAGCGCGGCAAGGCGCTCGTTTCCGCGAAGAATATCGATATCGACCACGGCGCTATCGGGATTAAAAACGGTCCTCGAGCCGTTCTCGGGTCGACCAAAAAACGCCTGAGCGACGGTTGATACTGCAATGATCTGCCGCTCATCGAATGCGTTAGCGAAAAATCGCGCGTATGTATCGACCGCTAGCGGAGAAGTGGAAAAATCACCCATTTGTTAGCTCCTTACCAATTCTGGCCTATGCCGGCGCCGTGATGTCGATCGTGCTCTCCATATAGATATTGAGCATCCTGAGAAATTCTTCGACAGCCGTATTAAAGTTGGTCGGCACGTTGATAACGGTATTCAGTGTCTTACTGTTTTCGATCACGAGCTGCGCTGAGTCAACAACTGCCTCGCCCACCAGAATCGGAACGTCGGCAACGTCGCCGGCCTTGATCTCGGCTTCCGTAAGCGTTTTTAGGAGAATACCGCGCGGAAACTGCGTGCCGTCCGTTGCTGTCTCGTTGGTAAACGAGTTCCACTTACTAGTGGCCGGATCGAACGCCATAAGCGTATTGATTACCATATTGCCCGACCGCCCAGCGTCTTGAACGACCACCTCCGCGTCCTTGACGAGCGGATTTAGGGTGAGAATAAACGGCTTATTACTGAGATCGGTTTTTACTTGGACGGCCATTTACTTTTTCTCCTGACCCTGGTTCGTGCGGAATCGCGCAACCTGAATATTGAAATCTTCCTCGGTTTTAATTTCCCCATCGCCCGAGCCCTGAATCGGATTGGCGGCGGGCGTGGGGCCCTGCCCCTCGGATTCAGCGGCAGCTATATCGGCCTTTCGCTTCTCTTCTATCGCGTCATACGCCGATACGGCGCCGGCGAGCTCGGCGGCCGTGGTTTCGCCCTTGAGCAGCGCCACGGCCTTTTCCTTTAGAAACGTCGGGTATTCGCCGGTTAAAATCGGCGTGGCCGCCTTTACGCGTGCCTCGTATTCCTCCGCGCCAACCTTTTTCACCTCTGCCTTGATCGCCTCGATTTCGGCCACAAGATCCGGATGTTCGGCCAATAGATCCCCGAGTTTCGCCATTTTTAGAACCTCTTTCCCGTATGCCGCCGCGGTGGATTTTTTCTTCTCATCTTCTTTTTCTATCTTTTTTACGTACTTGTCAATATGAGAATTTACGGCCGCTCGATCCGCCGGCGGGATTTTAACGCCGCCGCGAGCGCCGGCCATAGCGCCTTTCGCCGCAAATACGCCACGTCGTACGGCCTTGAGCGCGCCGCCATCCACGTCGACGAAAGGTAATTTATAACCCCCGAAAGCGTCCGCATTCTTCGGATCGTACCAGAAAAAGGCGTTTTTATAACTCATGCTCGGTTTCTCCGTAGATCCGGTTTTCGTGCGAACTCGTTTAATCGCCGCGGTCGCGTCCCACGGCTTATCGACGATCGGGAGATTCTTAAATGGCGGACTACCGGCCACGATCTCGCTCTCTTCCTCCGCGCGGCGATCGTCCTTTTTGCCCTTCCCAGGCCCGGCAATTACCGCGTCGATCATCCCGACCGATAGCGCTGACGACTTCGAGGGATCCGGATCTTCCGCGATAAGCACGCCGCCGCGGCCGAAGGTTTGAGCAACCGTATTCACTGACACGCCGCGGCCGGCTGCTATCCGATCAATAAATACCCGCTCAATTGCATCGAGCCGCGCCTGGAAAGATTTCAAGCCCGCGGCCGTAGCGAGATCTGGATTTTTCTCCGGAGCGTTTTTACTTACGATCCGAATCTCCTTGATGCCCATTTTTTTATCAGCTTCGGTCCAGTCGATAAATAAAGCGTAGACACCGATCGAGCCGGTTTCGACGGCCGGAGAGGTCGCGATTATTGTATGTGCCGCGCTCGCAATCCAATATGCCGCGCTCGCCATAAGTCCACGGTTTTCCGCAATGATTCTTTTTGTCTTGCCGAGTTCCCGAAGCGCAATCCATACCTCATCAAGTCCGGTAAGCCCGCCTCCTGGACTATCGATTAATAACCGAACGGTTTTGACCCGTTCATGGCCAGCTATCGTTTCGATCGCGGTCTGGATATCTCGATAACTCGTTGCTCCGAATCCCAAGAGCCGGCCGATGATTGACGGTCGATTGCTTAGCGTACCGTTTATTTCAATCGTCGCCGTCTCGTCCGCAATACTCAATATATTAGGCGGTTCGCGTTCTTCCGCGAACGCGATCGCCGCCGCTTTTTCGGTTTCCTCCGTGGCGTGCAGAACGCGATCGCAATACATTTGTAAGTGTTCAAGCTCACATAGCCAGATTTGATCCATGTTATTCTCCGAGATCCGCGGTTATCGTGACATATATATACGACTTTCCAGAGCCAGGGGCGCCCGGCGGATAGGTTATTTTTTTACTGCTGCTCAACGTCGCCTGGAATTCCGAGGGGAACTCTCCTTCTGTCGCAACATCGGCGGTTTGCCAGTCGTATTTAACAATACCCTGATCGGCATCCACGATCGTAGCTTCTGCATTTATCTTTCCGGTAACTTTATCCGCCTCGGTCATTATGTACTTTACGCTCGCGCTATTTAAATCGATACCGAGCCCGGTTAATGGATCGATCAGTTGCCGCTGGATAGGCCGGCGAATCTGGCGCCGGAGCTTCGCGCGATTGGCCTTACCGCTCGAGCCGTTTAGATTTTGAGCTACGCGATCGAGGTCTTGCGCGCCCATTTCCGCATAGATCTGATCGGCCTTGGCAGTGCGCATCGGATCGATATTCGGCATGGGAGCGCCGATCCAACTATTGCCCAACCACGCTTCTCTCAATCTCGGATCCGACCAGCCCGGCGCCGTTATACGGCCGGCGGCGATTTCGCCAGCGAGCCAGTTTTCATAAACGGGATCGAGAAAATCGCTAATCATTTCCGCGCGCCAAATCAGCGCGACGCGCCAAAATAGCATTAACGCCGCGCGGGAAGCGCTGTAATTCTTGCTGAATGTCATCAAAACCACTTCGAGCGGAATCGATAAGCTAGCTGAGATGTGACCGGCGAGAGCGTTTACGAATCCCGGAAAGCTTTCGGCCGGCGCCGTGTTCGGGAACGCTTTAAGATCTTCACCTTCATTCAGCGAAAAGACACCAACGGAACCGGGAGTTCCAACGGTTGCCTCGGGAAGCGGAACGAACTGAACGAGGTCCGCCGGATCAATTTTATTTTCCGCCGTGAGTGCCGCGCCTGCAGCGCTAAGCCCGGCCGGGCCTACTGGCGCGGTGTGGCTTATGGTCTCGAGTGGATTGGACGCAACGTTTTCCTTCGAGGGTTTGACGTACATATTGAGCGAGGATTGCGCGATCGCCTTTTTGATCTCGCTAGCCTCGTAATCCGTGAGGTTTTCAAACTCCTGCAGCGCATGGGAAAGCCGCGAATACCCCCGCCCCTGGCCAGCGTATTCGGGTTGATAACCATGGACCATCATGCGCCGGCCGCTCCGGGAACCGATCGCTGGGATCTTTTTTTCGTCATAGGCGTAATCGGGACGCAATACCCATACGTTATAGGCAATTTCCCTACCACCCTCATCCCGTTCAATTCCGTCGACGAACGGCGGGGCATAGCCGCCCGTAGCCGTAACACCAATTCCCCGAATCTGGATTGGATCTAGAAATCCTATCTGAAGGGGATTAAGCAGATCCTTCCGGGCTGAATATGTGAACCGAATGAAATACTCCCCGTCGCGTTGCTGGCTGATTCCTACAAGCCGTTGAGCCTGGTACAAACTCATATTCTCCGCGCGCGTCGCTTTTTTGGATTTCGCCCAGCGATGAAACGCCGCTGCTACCGTAGCGGACCATTGCTCCGCGGCCTCCGCGGTGATCCCGAGTAGCTCAAAAGCCGGCTCCGGGCTCAACCGTAGGCCGATATCGACTCGCAGCAAATGATGATTCAGGATCGGCGCCGCGCCGCTTCGCGACAGGCCACCTAGCCATTTCGAGCCGTCGCCGCCGGCGCGGCCGTATCCGCTATAGTTCGAGTTGCCGTAGGCGTGGGCCGTCGGTGTCGGCGTCGCTCGCTCGGCTGTCGGCAATATCCGATCGCCCTCGACTAATCGCCGTGTCGCACCTGTCGGTGGTAATCGCATATTTACTGTCTCCGGAGCACCACATTCACCAGGCCACCGCTCTTGAGCCGGCGATTTAGCCGTTCGATTTCGGCCTCTAGACTATCTATTTGCGTCTTTAGATCGTTGATTTTTACACGGCGGGCGCGCTGGGATCCCTCGTTCGAATCGAACCGATACTCCTCGATATCTTGCGCCAGTAACTTTTCGTAGGTGGCATTGGCGATAGCGAGTTGAGCCGTTTTGGTATCGATCAACGCCTGGATCCTCGCGCGTTCCGTCGTCGACAGGTACGACATATCTCTTTTTATTCCTTATTTTTCATACAGTCAACGTTCTTAAAGCCGAAACCCCGACCGCGTTAACGATCGGGGTTTTATTAAACATCGTAGAGTAGTCTCCACTTTATCCCTTATTTTTCGTGTCGTCAACACGTAAAGGCGCGCATCGTTTCGCCATTTCAGCAAGGATCATCCGGTGGTTTACCAGATTTGCCTGCTCTCGCGTCGACCCGGCTTTGATAAACGCCTCCCGGACGCGGTTCACCTCGCTCGCGAGATAAACGTCACATGCGCACGAGTTCATCACGCGACAATCCAGCGCTTCGTTACGCCGGCCGCTCGGACAGTGAAAGGTACCGTCGCGCCGCTGTTCTTCGGCCGTGAGACTTCGAAAATACTTCTCACCATAATCGATTGGAAAATCGCAAAACCCCGCTTTCTGTTCGCCGGTATCTTGCCGCTCGACTTTCAAGTTTTTATAGAGCTGGGTCTTATAATAGTTCGTGGATATCTCGTATAAAATCGATGCATCTCCGATTTTCGCCGCTCGATATCTACGGAAATTACTGGGGCCTCTCTCATCTTCGGCTTCTTTCTTTCGTTTCGTGAGTTCCCCGAATCCCTTACTCGGATACGTGCTATTCCATCCTTCGCAAAATCTGTAGACTACACTCGTTAAATTACCATCGCCGCTATCAACGAATAGCAACGACGGAACGAACACCATCCCGTCCGAGCGAATAAATTTCAGTTCCGTTTCCCTAGCCCATTCTTCCAGTTCTTCCCACGCGCCCGCACCGACTTCCTCCACATCGCCTTCGAAGCGTCTATACAATATAGACCACGTTCGAAACTTCGAGCCGTGACCGCATACTTCCATTTCAAGCCGCGGGCCATTTTCCTTATCGCGTTTACTTCCGGCCTGAACGTCGATCGCCACCGTTAAAAATAATACTCCGTGCTGTACTTCTCCGGATTTATATCCTCCTCGAAGTTCTATCACCCTATCTAATTTAGGCCGCTCGCCGGTTTCTTTATAGGGTAAGCCGAGATATAGATTTGCGAATGATCGCATTCCATCCGGCTTATTCTGCGCGTCGTCGTATAACTCCTGAAGCTCAAACCACGTCATCATACCGGCCGGCGAGTACAAGCTTGATATGTGATAGGAGCGATATGCATCGGATTTACTTATGCTAGTCGGTACCCATCTTCCCGCCGCAAGCATCGACGTTTTATGGTGGTTTTTAATAGGCTCCCGGCAGTGCTTGCACATATAATAAACAGCTACGATCCGGCCATCTTTTCGTTCGGCTTTTATTCCGTAATCTGTTTTATCATTGCCCCACTCAAGCGCTTGATAGGCGCCACAATAGGGACAAGGCACCTCATATTTACGCTGATCGCCCGCTTCGTATTGCTGTTTTATAAGGCTTTCCGCCTCGGTGGTCGGCGTAGAGAAATCATATATTTTCTTTCGCGGTCCCCATGCGGCCGTACGCGCATAGGATACGTCAAGCCAATTGCCCTCTCCGCTTTTTAGATGAGCCGGAGCGCCGTCTATTTCATCGCGGATTAATATACGTTTACTATCCGACCGGAGCCCGGGAGCCGACTGCGCGCTCGCCATGTCGAGCGCTCCACCGATGAATTCTTTACTAAATACCTTGTCACCGGTGCGGCGGCTTTTCGCTGTATTGGTTTGAGCAAATATTTTATGCCGAAACTGACAGGAATCAATTAATGGCTCAAGCCGTTTCGTCGCCCATTTCTCGAGAAGATCATTCGTAGCAGATATGAAAAGTATCTCGGCTGGATTCTCGTCGATCCAATAGGCGATTATATTTTCAGCGCTGGCCGTAGCGCCCAATTGTGCGCCCTTCATTAATACCGTGTGTTGTATCGGACTATCCGGACCCATATTATTCATGAGCTCTACCAAATAAGGTGTGTGCTCGTTCCTCCAAAAGCCCGGGAATGGCGTGCGGCTCGGTAATATCCTACGCCCCTCAATATATTTCGAAATCGAAGTCTCACGGGTTTTTTTCGGCCGGCGCTTATTTTCTCGCGCGAGGAACGCTAGGTCGGATGCGTTTACCATCATGCCCCCGAATACCATCTATAAATCAACCCGCCGATCAAGATCCCGTTTAGAATCCAAATAATAATCGTGGCCGCGCGCTCGCGGGGTGTTATGGGGTCATCGCAATTCATGCGCCGTCCTCCACCGCCAAGCCCTTTAGGTAACGTCCCATTTCCAGCTCGATATGGTCTATCGTTTTTGATATTTCCAAGTTTATCGTTTTACCGACCTCGAGGACTAGGCCGGCGTCATCGATTCCCAGCAATCCGGCAATCGCCGGGCCCAGCTTTTCGCCGAGCGTGCCGAGCTCGCTTGATTCGATTGAGTAGAGCTTGCCCAAGAATTGTTTCACGAGCTCGCGATCGATCAGCGCTCCGCGTTCCCGGGCGTTTTTGATCTGGTAGCTCTTGGCCTGCGCAAGTTTTTTCGCAGCGTCGATCTGATGGCCGTAGATCTTTCCCTCACCGTCGGAGTCGAGCCCTTCGATGTCGAGCTGTTTCCGCGTAAGTCCCGCGCCGCTGGTCGACATATCCGAATTGCTCACGGATCGTTGACGCACTTTCGGACCCGCCGGCGGTAGTTTCCCCGGCGCGTTTATCGGCGTTACGCCTTTTCGAGCAAGAATCTGCTCGCGGAAATATTTATTCGTGGGGTGCCCGGGGTCGATGCCCTTGTGCGTTTTTTCAATGCGCCCGTCTCCTACAGCATAACTTACACCTTGTTGTGTAATTCCGCATAGTTCCGCGAATTGCCGCTGATTCAAATACTCGGCCATTCCACAAGCATAATACAAGATGTCGGATTTTCACAAGTGCCCCAAACAAGGAAAATCGGGATAGTCGCATATGTTGGAAAGCGGGGGTCGC